GGCTCGTTTAAAAGTTCGATGTCGTTCTCGTTGCGTCTGAGCTGCATTTTTGTGATCATGTAGTTGAGTATCGCGTGGCAGGTGTTTAGGTTGTCGAGTTCGTTGTCGTTGCCTAAAAATTTGTCCTTGATTTGCACCTTTGACATGTTGCGAATGTCAACCACTGCCACCTCAAAAGTGAAAGTCACAACGCCAGTACTAACGACTGACGATAGTACGTTGATATGAGCGAGTGGGAATATATTTTTTTTGACGTTGTCGATTATGTCCGTGCCTTGAGTGATTGTGTTAAGAAGCGGCGCACTTTCGAGCGTGGTTTTTATGTAGTCAATTGCTTGGTAAAATGTTCTTATTTCATTTGTTTTTTAATTTGTTTGGCTTCCTCCAAAGACTCATCAATTAGGTAAGATAGTAGCGTGAGTGATTCATGAAGAGGCTCTTTTCCCACATCTCGAACGTGGATTCTAAGTTCACGCGACAATCGAACAAATGATTGATACCAACCCCAGCGTTCTCCAAAATTTCCTCCAAATTCAGTCCCTCCCTCGCTGCTTTGGCCTCCAAATGCAATAGGGTATTGCTCAACAATTCCTTGTTTAAAGTCCAAAAAAAAAGCATCGAGCCAACCACAACATCCATTGTGACATCCTTATAAAAATCAGCCTTGCTTTCGTCGCCATCGTATTCCTCAATTTCATAAAATTCGCCTGCTTTTCGTTTAATAGGTCTATAAAGTACCGACATTAATAGCGGTATATTTTCATCAGTTCCCAGGAGCGTGTCAATCGTTGCGTGTTCGCCGAGTGTAATCTTATCAAAGTTCGGAATGAAGCCGTAGTTTACGCCATTCATTTTGAACGTTCGGACGAGCTTCGGTTTTTGATCCAATACTTTTGCAAGAGTCTCAATAATATCAGTAAAATCATTAACGGGTATTTTCATAACATCGGCAACGCTAAGGTTGCAAAATATAGCCACCATTTGAATGCAAACGAAGGTTTCATCGTCGAGGTTGTCCTTTAATACCTTTTGGTATCGTGAATATTGAGACAATTTTATCTCGCTTAGTGATGTTGGAATAACTACTCTCATACTTATATAACTGAAAAATTTGGTTTTGTTTATTTTTTGTACCCGCTTGGGTGTTATTTTCGGAAAAATTCATGCACTTATACCTTATCGGGTGTCCGCTATTGTATGCAAAATTTGGAAAAATTCATGCACTTTGCCTACGTTATGATAACTTTTCGCGATTTTCTTATCGAAAGCCCCATCATTGCAAAGTAACGCATCGCATCGACGGCGTGATTATAGTCATCAATTGGGCGGTTTAACTTTTTGCCTGTCTTGTCGGTGTCCCAACTATAATTGCGCAGCTCTTTTATTAGGTTGGTGCTTTGCTTAGTAACTAATAAGTTACGTTCCTGCAATACCGATATTCCGAAATTGATTGAGTCGGCACCTTTTACTACTGGTTTAATATTAAAACCTGCTCGTCGTATCTCCTCAATAGATTTCGGCTCGGCTGAGTCGGCCCAAATTGGCAGGCGTTTGTCCTGTTTCATTAATCGAATGATATCCGAGTTTAAAAGTGAGGTCGAATAAATCATTTCGTCGGCTATTATTTTACCGTTGTACTCGTATATTCCAATCATTGCCGTTGGATCGTTTGAGTAACCGAAATCGAGGCCACAACCTAAGAATTTTGCCTCTTGAGGTATTGTATCTATTTGTTCCCAATTCGGGAACACAACGCCCTCAAGTGAGCCGAGTTGACCTAATCCGTAAACGTTATACCAGTTCGCCCAAAAATTTGAGGTCTTGGCTTTCTCTTTTGCTTTGAGAATAAAATTTAGGGCCGATTCGGGACACGCCTCGTTGTCTTCGTAGTTCACAATTAAGAAATCGACGTCGTGGTCGTTCATTAAATCGGTGTGAAACCAAAACTCGTTGACAGGATTCCAATCCAAATAAACGCCTTTTTTAGTTCTCGATGCGAGTTCGGTGTAAGCGTGGAAGGTCATATTATTTGCCTCGTTCATGTACAAATAATCACGCCTTGCACCTCGAAGCTTTGAGTCGTTCTCTGCGCTAAAAAATTCGATGGCTGAGTTGTTAGCAAAGGTGTATTTGAAGTCGGTTGCGTTCCATCGCTGCGGATTCCATCGACCTGTTAATACCATTATTTTTTTGAAGTCTTTTATTGCCCCTCTTTTGAGGTGTGGTATCGACTCCGCTACAACCGAAATCTCGAGGAGTTCGGTTTTGCAGCATAAGTCAATTAGTATTGGAAGGATTCCGAAGGTCTTGCCCGCTGAGGTGCCTCCTTGTATTCCTTTGGTAAATTTGGTTAGTCCTAAGACCTTATTTATTACTGTTGTTCGTACAAACATCGGGGAATAGTGGTTGCTCTTGGTGCGTTGTGATGTCTTGATACACTCGGTCCGAATACTTCTTTGGGTGCAATTTTGCAACGATCCACTTTCGAGCATCGATTTTTAAGCGGTCTCTTTGGACAACGTTCGCTCCAGTAAAGGGTGTATGGTCTTCGTCGGAGTGGTCGGCGATGTCAATAATGTCCTCAAATATCACGTCAGCTCGGATTTCGCACGCGCGCACGTATCTTTTTGCTTTGTCTTCGTCTGCTTCCAACCACTGATAAAATGTAGCAGTACTTGGGAACTCTTTACGTCTTAAAATCGAGATAAGTGAATTGCCTTGCTCGATTTCTCTTAAGATTTCGTCAAAAGTGTCGTCTATTTGTTGTTGGGAGTAAGCCATTGTCCTATAATTACTTGGTTAACTGGTATATTTTCGTCGGTTTGTATCTTAAAATCTCGGTATTCCTTGAGTTTTAAAATATCGTATAGGTTGGGTGCAAGCCAAAGCTCGTTGTGAGTAACGTCTTCGGGTTTGTTGTCGATTAGTTTGTCTAAAAATTCACACAATAGACCGAATTCGTTAGCCTCCATAATTCGATAGTTTGTTGAGGTCTTTTATAATTTGCTCATGTACCTTTGAACAGGTTGGGCAGTTGCTATTGTCTAAACCAAAGTATTTGAGATATAAGGCGTTTAAATAGGTTACGTCGTCTAAGTTTAACTCAGTACGTTTTCCATCGATTACGCGTTGCCCTTTAAGGTCAAGGAACTCTTTAAACGATTCTTTGTCTTCTGCTGACATCTCGCTTTTAACTCTTTTGAAGTTAAATAAACGATTCAGTCCGAATTGACGCTCTTTGCAATCTTCACAAGGCTCAATGCCGATTGAATTGGTTATGTTAGCGATTACATCGCCAAGACCTTGAATTTCTTTTTTAGTCCTTCTTTTTGCCATTTATTTTAGATTTTACCATCTTATTAACTCGATGGATAGTTTGTAAGTGTATGCCTGTTTGACGGCTGAGTTCACGTTGACCGACCAAAGTTGAAAGCTCAAACATTGTGCGCTCATACCAGGTTAACCCTTTCATAAGTTGAAAGTAATCCACTGGCTCAATGTATTCCGTGTCCTCAATCTCTATATTACTAAAATCTACTATTATATCCTTTTGACTTTTAGTATAGTCATAGAATAAGTTCCTTAATACTGTATAAATATACCCTTCTTTTATTAGATTGGTATTTTGATACAATTTAAGATACATTTCCTGTACTAACTCGTCAGCCAAGTCCTTGTCTTTGCATATTTGGAAAGCCATCTTTCGCCATTGGGCATCTTTTTTGGCTAATTCCTCCAGTATCATAACCGCATTGGGTTAAAATACTCCGATAAAAACAATAGTAGAGGCTCATTATTTTCGACATAGTAGACAGTCCCTTGCACTACAATACAAATCTCGCTTTCGTTCTCGATCCAGTAGCCGTTGATTGCGTCAACCATTACCCGAAATTCGACAAAGCTCCCGCCCATTCCAAGATCGTCGTCCTCTTGTTCAAGCCACATTTGTGTACTTATAGTGTGCGGTTTTACCATATCGCTACAAACCTACTAAATATTTCGATACCAAACTACTTTTTATCTCAATTATTTCTCCTGTATCTATATAACGGCAAAAAGCGGTATTGTAACACAAACCACTTATATAAAACTCACGCCCTTGCTTATTTATGTGTATTGGTGCATTAATTGGCACCTCGAGGCCTTTGTATATTTTTGATCCTGCTCTCATTTTTTATGATTTTTATTAAGTAAATGAATTATAATACATAACTGTATTGATATAAACCATAAATATAAATGTGTTAATTCCATATTACTTAAATTTAAGTTTTGTCTCGTGGTGTATTATTTCGCGGTCAAGGTA